ATTTAAAAATCAATTCGAAAGGGATTCGGAAAAATACGTTCAAATTTGCGAACGTAACAAAAATAATGGGGTTAATGGAGGGCGACCCAAAAAAGCCAACGAAACCCAAAAAACCCAGTCGGTTATTTTGAAACCCAAAAAACCCGATAATGATAATGATAATGAAAGTGAAAGTAAGAATGATTTATTTAGTGCGTTTTGGTCCGCATTCGATAAAAAGGTTGATCGTAAAAAATGTTCTGATATTTGGGCAAAGATCCCAGTAACAAAACGAAACCAAATAATCGATGCGGCAAATAAATATCGAATATCAACTCCAGAGGCACGTTATCGCAAAAATCCGTTAACGTGGTTACGTGGGGAATGCTGGAACGATGAGCCAATTATAAACCTAAATACACAAAACAATGAGCAATTTAATGAACTTACAAAATCAATCCGGGAACAATATCCAAACGTCTAATAAAAAACAAGCGATTGCGGTAGCGGTTGCGGTGGCTTTTGAGCGAACCGGCACGAACCCGTTTCCAATTGAAAATATGTTAAATGATATAGTGAATGAATTTCAGGATTTGGACGCTGGGGAAATAATCAAAGCCATTCGAAACGGCGGTCTGGGGAAATACGGAAGGACGTACAAATTAACCACGCAAGAAATATGCGTTTGGATTCGCCAGTACATTAATGACCGTAATTCGGCAAAATTTAATCCATTCGGTTAATATGAAAGGGTACGAAATTATAAAATCTGGAGACGTTTTAAACGGGTTACATAGATACCGAAAAACGTATAACGAAAAAGGGGTTTATTTGGGATTTCAAAACGTACACGAATATTATTCGATGCAACTGGGAGGGGTTACGGATTGGACGGGTTACCCGATGAGCGGCAAAACGCAAGTTTTAATGGAGTTCCTTTTGAATACTTCGGAGGTTTACGGTTGGCGTCATTTGGTTTATTTTCCAGACGTCGGAAATGCTGTTGAAATTGTAGCGGATTTAATCCACAAAAAAACAGGAAAATCATTTAACCCATTAAATCAAAACCATATTACGGAAATGGAAATAAATTCAACGCTTGACTGGGTATTATATCACTTTAAAATTTTGACGCGTCGAGATATGAAAGCGAAGTTAACCGCAATTGAGTTTTGGGATTACGCCGTTAAATTAAAAAACGATGAGGGGCTGGAAACCGCATCGATTGACAGCTGGAAGGATTTACAACACGATTATTCCACGTTTGGAGGTTACGCCCAGTACTTAGAATTCGTTTTACCATACCGCAACCAGATAGCCGAGGATAACGATTTACATTTGCATACGATAATACATCCTAAATTGACGGAAAAAGAAAAAGACGGAACCAGAAAACCGCCCGTTCCATACGATTTAAAAGGAGGTTCGGAATGGTTTAATTCAGGTAAAAGCATGATCACGGTACATCGACCATTTTTCGACGATAATCTGGTTCAATTGTTTTTCAATAAGATAAAACCGCGTTCAATTGGTAAAATCGGCGAAACCGAATTGAGGTTTGATATCGAAAAATTCCGTTATTATTTCCTCGACCATTCAATACCAAATATTCACCGTAAAGTATATTCAAATCAAAACTAAAAACTATGGACGAAATCGACTTTTTACTGGCAAAGGGTTACGTTTGGGAAATTTCTAAATCGATGGAAATCGAAATCGAACGAATCCAGAAACATCGCCCAGAGGCGACAAACTACATTGAAGGAATGACAAAACACATCGGTCAAATGGAGCACGTCATGAAGTACATTTTGTGGGCTAAACAATGTAACGCTGAATTTATGCGGAAGGCTTACGGGCTTTCGATTGAAAACGCTAAATTAACTGCCAAAATTAAGGTTCTGGAGGAAAAAAATAAACGTTTATTCGATGGAATATAAAAAAAAACGATGCAAAAATTGCGGGGAATTATTCGAAATTGTGCGGTTCAATCAAAAATACTGTTTTGAACCTGAATGCGTGGCGGTCTGGGTTCACTCTGAAAAACAGAAACAATGGAAACAACGTAAAACCAAACTGAAAAACGAACTTTTGAGCGTTCAAGACTGGGTAAAAATAGCGCAAGGAACCTTTAACAAATGGGTTAATTTGAGGGATGAGGGTTTGCCATGTATTTCGTGCCAGAAACCCATTAACGGAAGGGTAAACGCATCGCATTATTTCAACGCAAATAATCATTGGAACGTGCGATTTGACCCTGACAACGTGCATTCGTCATGCGTGCCGTGTAATCAACATTTGAGCGGTAATTTACACGAATACCGAATACAGTTAATCAAAAAAATCGGGCTTAAAAGGTTCGAGGAACTGGAAGAAAAAGCACGAATTACGAGAAAATTCACGGTCGAGGAACTTAAACAAATTACGGATTTGTATAAAATTTTATGTAAATCGCTTGTCAATAAAAAATAAAGTTCTATCTTTGATAAAAATATAAAGCGAGAAAAAATGAGAATGGTTAATTTTAATGGAAGCGTAGCGCATTTAGAGGCAAAAGGTTTGTCGAATGTATGGAAGGCGTACGCAAATGAATGTGCAAGCGATGAAATAATGGAAATCGGTTTTAATCCAAACAGCGGTTACGTTTATATCGCTTTGGAAAATGGAATAACGATTGCTTCATGTATGGGTCAAAGCGTTGAATTTATTGTATCGGATTTTTATGCCGGTGACGAAAAATTTTACGATTCATATTTTGACGCAATAAATCATTTGTAATTAATTACGGGGGTTGCGCATCCATAACGCAAAATAATTCCTAAAAAACGAGAAAATGGAATACAAAAAAAGAGGTCCGAGACCGAAAACAATTAAAAAGTATTACGATTGTTTTAATGACATTCAATTCCAATTACGGGTAAACGAATCCGTTGGACTGAGTGAAATAACCAGAAAGCACGAAGTAAGCAATTTCGTTGTAACGGCTTTAATTAAAACAAAAGCCATTGAAATAACTACAAAAGGTTACCGTTGGATTGCATCCGAACCGATGCCGAATGTTATTGCAAATGTTTTAACGTTTGTTTCTGAATACAACAAACAAAAATCTATTTACAAGCGTTCAATCGGTTTGAATTCAGAACCAGAACTAAACGAATCAGAGTATTTAACAAACCAACCTGAAGCGATATTTTCGGTAAATAAACCAGTTAAAACCGAAATTACTCATGTAGTAAATGACCGAACGTTCGAAATATCGATGTTTGGCTTTTCAATCCTAAAAATTAAACGTTAATTAAAAACCAATATCATGCGAGAAAAGAGCAAAAGAACAGAACCAGTTAACGAGGTTAACGAACCAATCGAATCATTCGAGGACGCGATTCCAAAACCGCAATCAATTTATCATTCGATTTGGAAGATAAAAAAGGAACTGGGTAAAGTAACAAAGGGAAGCGATAACCCCTATTTTAAATCAAAATACGCCGATTTAAATACGATAATCGAAGCGATTGAGCCGATATTAATGAAGTACGACTTCATATTATTACAGCCAATTGAAAACGGCGATGTGGTTAGTCGAGTTATTCAATGCGATACTGGGGAATATATCGAGAGCCGATTACAGTTACCGATTATTTCCGACCCGCAAAAATTAATTGCGTGTTGTACTTATTTTCGTCGTGCGACCCTTCAATCGTTATTCTCAATGCAAGCGGTAGACGATGACGGAAACGCGGCTCGTGAAGGGTTTAACGAAACACAAACGAACCCAGTATATGAATTGAACGAAAAACAATTTCAGACGGCGTTAAATTACATCAAAACGGGTCAACGTACAAAGGACGATATCAAATCAAAGTACGCATTAACAACCGAACAATTAACCACAATAAACGAATTATAAAATGAATCACGAATTTATCCCGAGAGCGTCGTCAATGGGCGCTCTTTTAACTGAAAATCGAAAGGTTAATTTAACCCAGAAACAAGTCGAGGAACTGAAGGAACTATCGAACAAAGTAAAGTTAACCGATAAGCAAGCCGACCGATTAATGGAATTGCGTTCGAAAAGGGATGCCGTTCCAGAGTTGAGCGAAACCGCCAAATCTGAGGTTCAAAAATACGTACTGAAAAATAAATACGGAATTGAGCAAAACGTCAATACGTGGCAAATGGAAAAGGGAACGGCTGATATTTTAGCGGATATAAAATGCTCGGCAGACGGTACTACGTTTCCATGGTTCAAAGAAAAACCAGACGCGGGATACGTGGCGCAACTTCAATGTTATATGTGGCTTTACAACCGAACGGAATCTTTACTTGTTTACGCTTTGACGAATACTCCAGAGCATTTAGTTTACGATTTAAAAAATCGTGAATACTACCGAATATGCGCACGTCCTGAATTCGCCCATTTATCAACTGACGAAATATTAATGTTAGCGGAAGACAAAGTACGAAAAGCGCATACGTTTAATCATATCCCAGTCGAAAAGCGATTGAAAAGTTACGTAATCGAATTCGATAATAATTACGTCCAGAGGATTAAACAAGCGGTAACAATGGCACGGGCTTATTACGATGAAATTTACGACCAGATATGACAGCGATAGAGTGGTTGGTTAATTATTTAACCAATATAAAAGAATTACCTTTTATTAGACAAGATTTGAATAAGTATGAACAAAATATATTAAACGATATTATCGAAAAAGCCAAACAAATGGAGAAAGAGGAGATAATGAGAACCGCATGGCATTGTCACATTGAAGGTGTAAAACAATGTTCAAAAACAAGTCAAGAATATATTCAATACGCTGAACAATACTACAACGAAACCTTTAAAAATCAATAATTAAAATCAAATAACAAATGAGTACAAAAGTAAACGGGCGCGTTCACACGATAGGCGCGACAGAGCAAAAAAGCGACAAATTAACAATTCGTGAAATCTGGGTTGAAACAACCGACGGTAAATTTAGCGAAGTGCTACCGGTTCAATTTATCAATGATAAAATCGATTTGGTTAATAACTTGAAAGTCGGCGATGAGGTCGAAATCGGTGTTAACCTTCGCGGAAGGGTTTGGAAAGACCGCTGTTTTTTAAGTTTGAACGGCTGGACAATGATGTTAACGAATAACTCCAGTTTTCAGGAACGAACCGCAATGAGTTATAAAGACGATTTACCGATATAATTTGAAGCCATGAAAGGAATTAATTTGATAACCATAAACGAGGACGTAAAAAAGTTACTCTTAAACCACATGGAAAAGCACAAAGTAACTTTAAACCAAATCGCGTATCGATGCAAAATTCACCAGTCGCAACTATGGATGTACGTTTATAGCAATGATAAAAAAGGAATCCATTCGAAATCGTTGGAGCGCATAGGTGAATATTTGAACCAGTACGGAGAATAAAAAAAAATCGTACATTTGGAACGTGATGATTTAGTTTTATAGTGGTTGGAAGGGGGTTTACGAATCCCCTTTTTTAAATTAACAAGAATGAAAAGAAGGAAAGAAATTATAATCGGATTGGCGTTAATGCCGATATTTTACACGTTGTTCATGTTGGACCGTGGCGTCATGTTATTTTGCCCTCATATCGAACACAAATCAATAAAAGACTGGGCGGGAAATAATCAATTAATGTTACAATCGTTTACCAGAGTAATCGTTGTCGGTTTGGTTCTGGGGGTTTTACAATTGTGCATTTGGACGTATCACATTTTATTTAACGAGTT